CAGTTGGGAAACTAGGTGGTGTAAATGAAATTACAGTTGGGAAACTAGGTGGTGTAAATGAAATTACAGTTGGGAAACTAGGTGGTGTAAATGAAATTACAGTTGGGAAACTAGGTGGAGTAAATGAAATTACAGTTGGGAAACTAGGTGGTGTAAATGAAATTACAGTTGGGAAACTAGGTGGTGTAAATGAAATTACAGTCGGGAAACTAGGTACTGTTACTGAAATTACAGTCGGGAAACTAGGTACTGTTACTGAAATCAAAGTTGGCATACTACAACCAGTTACTGAAATTATACTTGGAATATTCGGTGGAGTAAATGAAATTACAGTCGGAAAACTAGGTGGAGTAAATGAAATTACAGTCGGAAAACTAGGTGGAGTAAATGAAATTACAGTCGGAAAACTAGGTGGAGTAAATGAAATTACAGTTGGGAAACTAGGTGGAGTAAATGAAATTACAGTCGGAAAACTAGGTGGTGTAAATGAAATTATAGTCGGAATATTAGGTGGTGTAAATGAAATTATAGTCGGGAAACTAGGTGGTACAAATGAAATTATAGTAGGGAAACTAGGTGGTACAAATGAAATTATAGTAGGGAAACTAGGTGGTACAAATGAAATTATAGTAGGGAAACTAGGTGGTACAAATGAAATTATACTTGGAATATTCGGTGAAGTTATTGAAATTATACTTGGAATATTAGGTGAAGTTATTGAAATTATACTTGGAATATTCGGTGAAGTTATTGAAATTATACTTGGAATATTAGGTGAAGTTATTGAAATTATACTTGGAATATCTAGTGGCGTAAATGTAATTATAGGTGGGATATTTGGTGAAGTTATCGAAATTACACTTGGAATGTTTGGGGATATAAACGAAATCAAACTTGGTATATTGAGTGGCCCAAAATTAATAGTTGATGGTATTGGCGGGTCAATTACAATTACAGAAGGAACATTAATTGGTCCTAAAGGTCCAATATCTAAACATGGAAATAAAATAGGTGGAGGCTGAACATTAACTGATGGCAAATTTAATTGCGGAATAATAAGTTGTGGAATATCTGGTATATTTGGAATTATAATTTCCAATGGAGGATTAACAGTTGTGATACTTGGTTGCGTTGCAATTTCTCTTTCTGTAGGGCTTTGAACTATAGTGCAATTATTTGTATTAACTTGAATAACTGGATCTATTTTTCCATTTGCTGAATATGTATGTGTTCCAGCCAAACTTGTAGTTGTAAATGATCCATCGCCAAAATCTATTCTGAAGTTTATATAAGATCCATTAATTTCAACACTATAATTTGCTATTGTTCCTGTAGTTGGATTAGCTGATGCAATAGTAAAAAAGAAAGTAACATCAGGGCATGTAAAGTCATCGAGAATAATTGGCAATTCCGCAAGATTTCTAATTCTCCAATCCAAACTTGCTTTATCGTCTGTGAAATTATAACCAATAAAATTTTCCATATTGATTATTGCTGTAGCAAGTTGATTGTGGTGTTCTGCAACCACAAATCCTCTAACTTCGGCACCAACATGATTGAATTTTGTTTTAGAGCCAGCAATATTTCTTATGCAATTTGTAAATTTGAATATTTTTCCATTTTCATTTTTTTCAACATTATTGTAATAGAAAAGTTCTCCATTTATATTGGCATATCCATTATCTGACCATATTTCATTTTTGTTTATTGCAACTGGTTTTATTTCAATTGAATCTTGCCAAGGATTGTTTTCAGATGTAGTAATTGATTCGGAAGTATTATAAACTAAAAACAATGTACGATTGGTGTCGTATTTTTTAGGGTATACAGGTGTGGGAGGAAAGTAATTAGACATTATATTATTTATTGTTTGGTTTCTAGAAAATACTCATAATCCATTGATTACCACTAGGTCTATTGGAAACATTGCTAAATGTAAGTGTTGTTTCGTTAAATTTTATATACGCTTTATTGCTATAATCAAAACTTAAATAAGCAATTTTATCATTATCTGATGTTGCAACAAGAGTTTGTGACGCATTGTCATAACCAGAAACTGTATTATCTTGCAACAATCTAAATGAAGATGAATTAACCCCAGTTCCGCCAGTTTCCCAAACATTAGATGTTGGATTATATGCAGAAATAGAACCACTATTGTTGAAAAAATAAACTCCTTGACTTAAAGTAACAAGCTGGCCTTCTACTTTTGTCGATCCTGACATATCATTTAATTTTCTAATATCGACAAAATAATCAGTTGTTGTTCCACTTGTCTTATAAAAACTCTTGATTCGGAAAAAATCCCCTACACCTTGATTTCTCATAAAGAAACCAGCAGAATCTTTCCAACATGATCTATAAACACTCATGTTACCTTGATTGGAGTTTCCGCTTATGTCATAAGTGACTTCATTTTTAAGTAATTCGTCTGCTCCATTTTTATAATTTGATGTTGCAATTGTAGAATTTGAAGAACTAAGAGTTTGTAAATTATAAGTAATTTTATTTTGATTGGTTAAACTGTTATTTGGCAATTGTGCCGTTGTGATTCCACCTAATATAAAATACAAATTTGTTCCACTACTCATGCTTATCCAATTCCATGGCCTCGACAATGAAGGTTGGTTTACATATGTTTGTGTGAATCCATTAAATTCATTCAAACGAATATTTTCATTAGAGGATGGATCTCCTATACCTCTTCCCGATGCGTAAAATAATAATCCAACCCCACCATTTCCAGATGTTGCTGAAGAACGAGATGAAAATCCATTATTCCTATTGAATTCCTTTTTTTGTTGAGTTTCATTTGGTTGACCAGTTAAAAAACTATCATCAATATTAACTGTTAATGGATTTGTAAAGTTTGTTTTAAATGTTTCACTGATAAGCCCAAATTCGTAGCTGCTTACTTGATTTAAACTTGTGAAATTCCATAGCCACAAATTATATCTTTCAATAACATTGACAGCATTTTCATAGGTTGTTATTCGATATGATCCATATGAAGTATCGACTCTAAGAATAAGATCATACAATCCGCCAATACTATATGCAGCCCTTGCATTTGTAGAATTTGAGTGGATTAAATCATCAGATAAATACCATGTGTAATTACTAATTGGATCAATTGGACTTCCACCAGAAAGTTCTTCTCCAGCATAAGATCTTCCTGTATTTGGGTTTACTCCAGATGGTATTTCCATATCTACAAATGTATTTATGGATGTTCTTATGATTGGAGTTGTAGTGTATGGTCCATTTGTTGGAACTGCACTTTGAATTAAAAATTGTCCAGCCCTTACATTAAAATTTACAATTGCTTCTTCTGGAGCTTGAACTCTTGCGTTTATATATTGTGGGAAAACAACTTCGTCATATCCAAAGTCATTTGTAATTGTAAGCTTAACATCATAGATTCCTGGCTTTGTATAAATCTTAGTTATTGTTCCACCATTAAGATCTTCTACTATAACATTGTCTTGAGTCACTGGACCTTCGGTTGTGCTTATTGTTACGATTGAGGGGCCAGTATTATCGCCAAAATCCCAAACATAACTAATTGTTCCAGTGGTTCCATCTGTTCCCAATCTAAAGCTCAGATCGGTAAATTCAACAGTAAGAGGAATAAGACCAATTTTTTTGTTTGAGGTGAACCATCCTTTTGGAATTAGTGCAATTTTACGCAAATAATTTATTCTTTCTTCCATTGTTCCAACTAATGGTTGATTTGCAATATCTCCCTTTTTCCCAGTCATATTTTGGATATTTATAATTGCATCTTTCAACATATTGTGATGTTGTGCCATCACATTTTGGGTTACATTTGTAATATCTTTTGGTTTGGCGGTATCGGTAAATCCAGACAATAACTCAAGCTGATCAAAAGAAACTTCTGTTCGACTTCCATAATAAAAAGATATTGCCCTAACATCAGCGTCACTGCATTGTTCTGTTAATGTAATAATGCCAGTTGGTGGAAATCTATTTATGATTTCTGCATCGCCATATATAGTTATGGTCGTATCCCCAACATTATAATCTCTTCCAAGTTTAACTCTGAGTCCATCATGAACTAGAAATAATGTATCATCGCCATCTATGCTGGTAGGATAATTAGATGTTATTGGAATAGTCATTATTGCACCATAATACTTTCAGATAAGAATGCTCTTTTACTAGCAGAGTTTTCCAAAATCGTTAACAGTGAAGGGGTATAGGTTCCTGGCTTGTCGTATACGAATTTAATTGAGTGTTTATTTGGATTTAATTGTTGATAACTTTGATTTACAACAGCAACTCCATTAACAGTACCATCGCCAGAAAATATCCAATATCTTTGAGTTATATCACCATCTGTTTGATCGACAAGTGTGAATTCAGTTGGTTGTATTGACTGTTCTATGGCTGTTTGCAAAGATATTCCTTGTATTGGTGTTATATAAAAGAATGTTGTTATTTCTTGTTTACTTACAGTTATATAGTTTCTTTTAGTTGCAACTCCTTGTCCTCCAAGGTTAGAAACAACATTTAGTTGAACGGAATAAATTCCTTCACTTTGGTATATATGGATTGGATTTTTTTCTATAGATGTAGTGCCATCTCCAAAATCCCAAAGATGTCTAATTAATGGTCCTGTGCTAAAATTTTGAAATTTTATTGCTAATGGTGGAGTTCCTATAATTTTGTGCGCACGAAATATTGCCTTTGGAGATAAAAATATATTTTCTTGTTTTTTAAGAATACCATTCAATGAAATTTCTGTAGGACTGACATCTGTTCCAAGATCTGTTTCTATATTAAATATCGAATCTCTTAATGCGTTATGATACTCAGAGATTACTGCGTTCCCAACATATGAATTTATAGGCCATACAGTCTGTCTAGATCCTGCAAAACCACGAACTAGATCTTTAAAAACGCCTTTATTTTTTTGTGCATAATAAATTATCTCGTAATTACCAGATTTATCATTAGGTAGATTTACTCTTATGCAGCCTTGACTTGGAAAAAGATCGTTATTTTCGACAATAATGTATTTTCCATTATAAGATAATGACTGCGTAAGATTTGTTTCGGCATTATTCTTAACCTCATAAAGAGTTTCTCTATTATCAATACCTAATGGAAAAACAGATAGATTTCCTATCGCATATCCATTATCGAGTGTTGATATTCTAGTTGCCATTTTTCTCCTGTTTTTTTTGTAATTCTCTTTCTGTTTGATTTTTCATTTCTAGCATTTGTTGGTGCCTATTGTCTAAATTTTTGATTGTTTGCATTTTAATAGGCACATCATCAGGAAGAGAAAGAACGGTTTCGATTAATTCGGTATCAACATGTGATTGCATAAGCATTTTCAAATTTATTTTCTGTAGTAGCTTTTCTCCCCAATATTCTTTTTGAACATTTATATCATCATAATTTTTTAGTGGCTCAACTTGTTCTAATCCTTTAAATAAAACTACAAAAAATTTAGCCTCTTCTTCTATGTATTTCTTCTTTTTTTGTAATATCTGCAAGTTTTTATCTGCAATAAACCTTTTTCTATTTATTTTTTTCAAATGTATTTCAAATCTACGCAATTTTTCAACATTGAAATCTTTAGATTTTTTTTCAAATATACGATTTAACTTATTTATGTCTAAATCGATCAATTCTAAATTATCTTTACTATCTTCTATTTCCATATCTATGGCTTCTAGAGACTCATATCTTGCTTTAATTTCTCGTAAACATTGCCACATTTTGGCCTGTGTAGTCGGCTCTTTGTTTACAATGAAGTATTTCATCTGAAAATAGCTATGTCTTTCGGCTATTTCGTTACTTAGTATACTTTGCATTTCGGACAATAAATTTTCCATTTTTCACCTCTATTTAAAAGAGTAAATTGTAAGCATTGCTTTTATTTTATTTTGAATTATAATCTAATTTTTATTATAGGGGGCGAATGTGATTTTAAAGAATAAGCATTTTTATTTGAGTGGACCAATTGAATTCAACCAAGGAGATTGGAGAGAAAAGCCAAAATCAGTATTGGAAAAAGAATTTGAAATTAATGTATTTGATCCTTATGCAGATCCAAAACAACAATGGAAAGATGAAATTGATAAAGCAAAAAATAGATCAGATTATGAAAAAATAGCAAAAATAGCCAAGTCATTCTTCATGAAAGACATGAATATGGTTCAAAAATGTGATGCTTTAATAGCATATTTGCCATATAAAGTTCCAACCATAGGAACACATCATGAAATCATAAAAAACTTTGAATTTAACAAGCCGACACTTTTAATATGTCCAGAAGGCGTTAGGTTTTTACCTGTATGGTACTTTGGATTTATACCATTAGAATATATGTTTGGATCTTGGGAAAGTCTTTTTTATTACTTGAAAGAAATAAATTCTGGAGAGAAGCATTTAGATGACATTCGTTGGCATTTTATTAGGGGCAAAATTTAAAATTTTGTTCCTACAATTGCTTTAAATCTATAGCCAGAACAAACAGCATTATGAGACCAAATTGTCTTTGATTTCTCAAGAGAATTTGATTCTAGAAAACAACCAATATTTTTAAATGCATTTCTGTGCATGAGAATTCCATTGAGTGTACCTTCAACAAAATTAATCTTTCTATTAACCACAGGGAAAAGTATATCTTTATCGCTTTCTACAAAATATGAATATTTTTTTTGAATTTTATTTTCAAAAAAAGTACCAGATAGAACATAAAGATTCCACTCAGAAGGGCAATTTTCCATACCTTTTGTCAATAATGATGTATATGTGTTTTGTCCTTTGAAACACGCACAAATGCTTCTTATTTCTTTCTCAGAATCCGAATCAATGTCATGTCTTGTGATGCAAATTATCGAAGCATCTGATTGCTTCGCTTTTATGGAAGAAGCAGTTATTTTGACCAATTTAGGGTCATTTTCTGGGGCTATTATTACATAACCATAATTTAAATTTTTATAATCGTACATTTGAATCTCTAAGTTAGTGAGATATTAAAATCTATTCTAACAATATCGCTTGAACTTAGAGTATTTGCAAGAGAAAAAGTGCCATTTAAGTGATTAGGAGTAAAACTATTCAATTGCCAGCTTGAACTTGGCAAATAACTTGGAGCATAAATATCATATTCGCTATTAATTCTAATGCCATTAATATAAACCCTTAAACTTCCTTCAATATAAGGAGTATTTACTGCTGTTACTAAATAATTTTGATAATCTACAGTTATAGGCTCTAAATCATAATAATGATTATGAGCAAAATCTGTAGATATATTCAAAACTGGCTTTAAAATATATGGTGCTGATGGGCTGGTTGGAGGAGTTAAATCCCAAGCCACAGAATTGGATTGTTCGAGCGAAATAATCCCTTCATTTATAGTCACAATTACACTTGGAGTCTGAACTTGAAACCTAATGTCAGTCGCATTAGATGCAACTAAAGAAAGCTTTGATCTTTCTGCATCAAGCATTCTCACAAAAGATACTGGATTTACAACACTTTCAAGTCCTAGTGTATTATTGATGTAATCTAATTCGGTATTGTCAACTTCTTTAGATGCATCAGTATGTTCGGCAATTGAATGTAATGCTTCGTCTATAGCTGTGTCTTTGAGGTTGCCATCAGCGTCAATTGACTGATCCATCCTATTCGCCATATTACCCTGTGTTCCAGCACCTAAGCGTAATATTCTTGAATTTTTTTCTAACTCACCATTTATTAGTTCATCTCTTAGTGCCAAGTTATTGATAGGCACATTGTCATATTCCCAATGATATGGTTGTAATGGAGTGTATTGTGGAACAGGTAGTTTTGATAAATCTGGCATGGAATTATATAGGCTTTTTGGCAGACAAATTTTTTAAAGATTTCCACAAGATAACTTGATATCTCCAAGCTTTGATATTTTTTTTGTACTCTTCTTTATGTTTTATTTTATTTTTCTTATCTTCTTCAAGCCAATGATTCATCGCAACTCTCCTAATTCATATAAATTCAAATCTAAAAATCTTTCCCAAATTAACTTTTTTACTTTTTCACTTCCAAGCTGGTCATTAGACCATTCGATCATCGCATTCCAAGTTTCTCCATAATTTCCCAATATCTCTTCATCTTTTTCTACATCTTTTAAAAATACATATGCAGCTTCGTTGTTGCCAAGATATATTATTTCAACATTATTAGAATTTTGGTCACTATGATTGACTAAAGCGGCATATCCTAGAGGAATTATAAAATATTGACCACAATCAATTTTTCCATCCTTAAGATTGCTAATACTGGCTGCAAATTTATAACAATTAGCATATGTTGTACATATGTCAGAGGAGCTTTGTTTTTCAACTAAAGCCCCAGATATCATTAATTTATCACCTTTGAAAATTTTTTCTTTTGCAAAAAGTCCTTTGCCAGCATTTTTCATTTTAGAATCATTAATATAAAATCTAATATCATTTTCATGATATAAAAAATTAGAACTCATTGTATGATTCCTTTTTCTATTGAATTTAGAATTTCTTCTAAATTAGTTTTTCTTCCTAAAAAATCTGAAAAACATTCTGAGAAATGATTTAAAATAGACATGATTACAGATTCTTTCATGTCTGGTTTTTGTTCAATTAATTTTTTAGCTCTATTTAAAGACTCTTGATCTAAACCCCAATCAAATACTTCATTGTTTAGAACTAATAAATTAACATCTTTGTTTTTTTCTGTGTCTTTAATTTTTAAAATTCGTAATTTTTTTTCCATTTTTAAATCTTATATCCATGTAGTTTTAGACGAATGATAAACGCCAGTTAAATGTGACTTGTATATTCGAAGTTTTGTTGAGATCTGCAAATGTAACCATGCTATAAAGATTACCATTTGCCATTTGAAGTGCCATTTCGTTTAACGCAAAGCCATTAGCATCATCAAATGTAAGAACTGATGTGAATACAACCTGTGTTTGAATGCTAGGATCAACAGTACTAATAACTGGCTTGCTTGCTCTTGTAATGCCAAACAATCCATTTCTTTGAGCTTCAACCGTTTTCAAAGTACCGCCAGATGTTCCGCCATCACCAAACAACATTCGGTTGACATAGTACTCGTAAATATCTGAAACATCGTTTGCTAGACTTCTTGCCAATGCCTCACGACCATTTCGAAGAACTGTATTTTTATATTCAAATACCTCTTTCGTTCCATCTTTATGCTCAATGATTCGTTGGACTGTGCCAATAACTTTCACTGGTTCATGTATGTTGTTCATAATTTTCCTTTTTCTTCTTTGCCATCTTTATATTCTATTGTAAATTCAATGATTTCATCTTGATTTAAAGATTCTACAAAATTATCAGGTTTTTTTGTAGACATATAATTTAAAGTAGTAACCACTTCTTCTTCTTCTGTGTAAGTTACTTCTGAACCTCTACGATCTAAAGTTTTAAATGTAGCCTCTGGAAGATCTAATTGCTGTGTTGGAATAGTTATGTTCTCTGTCTTTAAATATCTATATATTGTGAAAGATACTGAAGTTCCACCACCAGAAATAGTTTCCCAATAAGTATCTGGACCATTTAATGTTATCAAATTTCCATTAATTTCTGCCATAAAATATAATTTATCATTTATATCAATTAAATAATTTTCTTTAAAGTGATTATCCTCTAATGGCACTGCAACCAAATTATTTGCCCCATTTGCAATTTCTAAAGATAATTCCAAGTTACTAGAAGCTTGTAATTTTAATCCTTTGTGACTTAGATATCCTATTTGATTATCCGCCAATCTAAAATACATATCTAATAGAACTCCAATTGAATCACCACCAGTGTAATTTTCTATATAAAATTGATCTAGTGTTTCTGGAACAAAACCCATTACTTTATATTCAATTGATAATATTTTTTGATAATTTCCAACTTTAAATACTTTTCTGATGTCTTGCAAATCACTATTTAAAACTTGAGTTCTTCCCCTTGACTTAACAGATAAAACCCCAGAATTACTTGTGAATATAACATTATTATCTTTATCATATGCAGTATAAGATAAATTATTAGCGTTAGATGATGGTAAGGTTCCACTATCCTGCAATTGTATATTTCCATTTGGCAATATATCTACGATGCTATATGCAGTAGGAGAATACAAAGGTATTAGTATTTTCCAAGATCCGGTAGTATATCCTTGATTCACATCCCATAATGATTTAAATGATTTAAAACTATTTTCATTGTCGGAAAACTCATAAAAATTATCTTGATAAATATTACAATTCCCAACAGATTCTATAATTGGACATGAAAGATTAAAAGAAAATACTTTTGGGCTTAAGGAAAGCCTTGAAGAAAAATAAGTGTTTGTTTCGGATATTGGTTCAGTTACAGAAATTAATTCTACTGAATTTTTAAATGGATTCTCAACAAAATATTCACCAGACAAAGAGCCAGTTAAAATATTTAAAATTGTAGAACCATCATTTCTCATGCCCAAAGCATCAAAGAAAATATCTCCGCAATAAAGAACTATGTTGTCGTTATATGCAATCCCAGAACTAGTGTGTACTGCAACAGAACTTGCTAATTCGTCTCTTAAAACTTTTGCGTCTGTTAATCCTCTTCTCATGGCTCTATTAAAATAGTTTTGAGCCTGTCCACTAATAACAAAATCACTTAGAGAATAACTAACAAGAGCTTCTACATTTTCTTGAGGAGATTCAATTAATTCTGTAAATCCTCCATAAACATTCATAACATTTAACACAGCGTGAAAAGGAAGGCTTTCTTTCAAAACTTCAGAAGCTTCTATGATTCTATCATCGCTTAATGATTCTATTTCTAAATCAATATTGTATTTGCTACTCAAACTGCTAAAGCATGGGTCTAAGAAATCTTTGTCTATATCACATGGATTTTTTGAATTTCTAATCGATCCATTGTATTCTTCCATGTTGTAAATATTTTCACTATAAGGAAATTCAGTTCTTACCTTTCCAAATATAACATCATCATGAAATAAATTTCTTGTTGGAAGAACAACATCAAACAAAGGATCTCCCTCTTCAATTAATCGTACATTCCAATTCTTTAAAGGATATTCTTGTTGCCTTTCATCTCTCAAATCAGATAATTGTAAGCTTCTAATGTAATTTTCTATAGACTGCTCGCCACCAGACATAATTTCTTTGTATTTATATATAACTCTTATTGCATCTCCAACTTTTAAAGAAATTGGAGATATCGATAGAGACTCACCAATCCATGTAACAGTAGAAAATCCTTCGGAAAAACCAAATTCAACATAATCAGAAGTTAATTCAATCCATTCATCTGAATCTACTGCCCTGTAATATAACTCGAAATTATTCAAATCTAAAGGCAAAGCAATTTTTTCTAAAAACCATGTATCGCTATCACCAGAATAATCAAATACTTCTTGCCAAGTATGATTTGATATGACTTGCCATAATCTTGTATATTTTATAAACTTTATTCCAGATTGCTCCAATGATTCTTTCAATCCGCCAATAGTTCCATTCTTTTTAAATAATGGTATTGCCCTCTTTATTTGCCTTCTCCAAAGATATGGATCATTTGATTTCAACTTTAATGAAAACAAATTTGACAAATATGGCAAAAATGATTCGGTTAAAACATTTGCATCAAATAGATCAATAATTTGATTTGCATAATTTTCCAAAACAGTAAATCCATCAGCAACAGAAAGATTCAATTTTTCTAAAGTTTCTGGAGTAACATCAGATGGACTCATCCTCATTTTGAAAATTTCTGGAGTATACTTTTCAAGAATTGTTTTATACTTCTCTGGCTTGGTGAAGTGACTTGGTATTACAGTATTTATTGATGTATCGCCAGCAATATAAAACTTTTGATGACTCGACAATGAATCTCCAGCAATCATTGGAGTCCAAGTGATACATATGAAATAATCTCCTTCTCTATAACCATTCGTATCCCAAAGATATGTAAAACTACCATATATGGTATTACCATTTGGATCTTCTATTTCATGTTTTATAAGAGCATTATTTTGATCTGTTGATAACCAAGCTGGATATTCTGGACTACCTATAACAAGTACTGGTGTAGCTTCTTTGTAATAAAATGTTTGCTCTAAAGTTGAGCTATCGAGTTCTGCCTTGGCTTTTTTCGCAGCAAAAATATTTGATTCGGTTGGGTTATCACAAGCGACTTTTTCTGCTATACTATAAGCAGCAAATTTTCCCTTGTCATAGAAATTGTCTAAATATTGATTGACAGTAGAATCTATGAAGCTTCTTTCAATAAAATATATTACAACTTTATCTACTTTGTATGGATCTTGAAGAAGACAATTTTTACTATCTGGGCATGTAAACTCAAATAGTATTTGATCTGCTATTGTTGGATTTTGATCTATTTTTTTAATGCTCATTTTTTACCTTATTCGTATACAAATCCTAAATCGATAATATCAGGTCTTATTATTTCAAAAAATTTAACAGTTATTATAGTAGATGCTTCTGTTGCAATATCCGTATTAAATGTTACATCAACTTTTTTAATTTCTTTAATATCAGATAATTCTTTTGTCACATCATTATCTTTAAGTGCTTGTCCGTATTCCCAACGATAAATACTAAAGAATGATGAAATTCTATTAAATATTTTAACTCTAATCTCGTCTTCGAACTTTTTATAAAACTTGTCAATTGTCACAGATATATTAACATCTACATTTAATATAACTCCATCTTTTATGCAAATAAAGTCAGTTATCATTTTCTTTGTTTCTAGATAATCATATAGTTCTTTTTTTAATTGATCACTTGCGATTTCTAAACCATCTACATTTTTTTTTGCAAGAACATAAAGATCTATTATATTTGCAGCACAACCATGATTTCTCAACACAGCTACAGACTTTCCCATTTGCCCCTGATATGGAGTTACAAATTGATCCGTAATAGTCTTGTAATCTAATCCAGTTACCGCCCTGTCTTGAGTTCTTAAGTAAAAAGGTAACTTTCTACGGATATCTTCAATGCTATCTCCATCATATCCATATTGTGCTTTTGTGTAATTGTTAAAAAATATTGGAACTTGATAGCCTAATCCAGGAACCGTAACAAGTATTGATTGTTGAACAGAATTAGATACTAAATTACCTATTGTTCCTCCCCCAATCCTATAATTTAATCTAATGACAGAACCTAAAGACGGAACCATACCAGCAACGCCATTTCCGAAAATAAAATATGCAGAGTAGTTTGAATCATATTCAATTCTATATTCCTTAAGTGGCTTACCCTCAGAAAAGAAATCAACTTTATTCCACAAAGAACCATCTATTTCTACACTTGAAGAATCAAATATCACACCTTGATATCTTGATTGCAATACTTGATTTCTAGAACCAGTTCCAGAAATGGTTTCTTTTCTGGTTTGTCCTTGCAATCCAATTACACTAGCATTTACTAAAGAATTTGCTGGGATTATTATGTCTTCATCAAAAAGAGGATTCCCCTCTGAATCTGCTGCAAACAATTCCATCGTAACAGATTCTCCACCACCATTTACTACAACTTTTTGTGGCGTGACAATTGAAATGTCAGTGGTTATTGTATTTGTTAATGATGCCGTCCAATAGCTTTTTGCAGCAATAGGAGGAAGTGGATTGTAGCCAACTAATTTACACAATCTAAAAGCATTATCTATTTCTGTAACTGTATCTATAAATATTTCATTTGCTATCTGATCCATTTTAAATGAAAGAGTATCAGCGACAAATGCCCAATTTTCAAGCAACATAACCGCCAAAGATGATTCGACAAAATCTGTAAATTCATTCCCAAATCTTTGTTGGGTAAATTCTATAAGTCTTGTTTTCATACTCCAAAAATCTTGATTAGTATAGTTTAAATTAAATACATTTGGTTTTTTAAGGAGTTCAGATACAGCATACGGCTTTATGTCAAAAGGACAATTATTTATCATTTTACGCTCCTAATGGTATTTCTAACTTTAATTCGTTTATTTTTGTGATTTCCATTCTATCAAAGAATGTGATTCTTATAAGAAGAACTTGCTGATTGTTTTTGTCTTCTTCTAATTCGTTTGCACTGCTTGAATCTAATTTTGCCTGAATGTAAATATTTTCAATCGCAACTCTTGGCTCCCAAGTTTGTAAAGACAAAGCAATCATATCCTTTGCCTTTCTTACAATAATTGGATCGCTCGGATCAAAAAACAATCTTCTTAATGGAGTTCCATATTCTGGCAACATAACTCTTTCTCTTGGATTCGTTAAAAGCAAAATAAGCAAATCTGCTTTAATCAAATCAACATTGTTCTCAATATAAAAAAATCCTTTAGGATTTTTTGTAATTGGATATGGAATGCCTTTAAAATCTCTTGATATTGCCATTTTTTATTCACTTTTTATTGTTTACACTTATTCTTGTTTACACTTCTTCTTAGCAAAAGGAAGCAACTGGAATATACTTACACATGGATCAGTCTTCCTGCAAGTTCCTATCACCCTAGTACTTGCTTTAATTGCTCCACTAGAAGTATCATACATTAATATTAATCCAATATTCGGTGCTGGTTTTCCTTCAGCATCTGTCGCATCTTTACCTGCCAATAACAAAATATTGTCTTCTGCTACAAATAAATGCGACTTTTCAGTTATATTTACATAGTAACTTTTAGTATATACAAGTTTAAACTTGCTTATAATTTCAATTTTATTTGATTTAGGAGAAGATTCCCCTATATCTCCAATTACCTCAATTTTATTGTCTGTGGTTAAAATTATATAGTTGCCAGCAACCCTTAAAAGAACTAATCCTGCACCACTAGCAGATTCTTGATATCTATGAATGTGTGGACCTCTAGAATTGTCATAATGGGGGCAATAAATTTGAATGCTTTGATTTTGTGTTTCTAATTGAGAATTATCATCTCTCATCAAAAATTCTAAACCATAACCAGACCTAATCCTTACATAAGCCTTTTTAGCAAATGGTGTTGGAACTCCACCTTCTCTTCTATCTGGCCCACATTGTTCATTCGTATGATCAATCATTTCAAAACGATGAGTGCTGGTTGATTCCATCGTAATTCCACGCTTTTCCCCAGCCACACA